ACTTGATATTTATATTAAAATAAGGTTTACTTATGGATTATAGCGAAAATAAACCAGTTTGGCCAGGCAGTTCATCATTTTCTGCTGGTAAAACACCTTTTGGTTTCTTTGATGATGATACTATATTTCAGGACCATGCAGATAAATTTGCAAAATATGCTGCACAACATATTGGTTATCCTATTATGGATATTGAATTACAAGATATAAATTTCTATACTGCATTTGAAGCAGCTGTGATTGAATATTCAAATCAAGTTAATCAAGTTAATATTGTTAATAATTTAGTAAATACAATCGGAATACAGACAGGATCAGATTTTATGAATGATTCTGGATTTACTGGTACTGTTGTTGGTAATTCATTTGGATATATAACTAAATTATCAAAAGCATATGGTACAGAAGCAGAGTCAGGCGGATATACTAAATGGTATTCTGCATCAATTGATGTTATTCCCGGACAACAAACATATAATCTTAAATCAGCTGCGGAAAATGCATTAGGAACTACATTATCTACGTCTAATGGAATTGAAGTAAGGAGAGTATTACATAATGCACCTCCAGCTCTAATAAGATATTTTGATCCATTTGTTGGAACTGGTTTAGGTTCGCAACAATTATTAGATGCATTTGATTTTGGAGGGTTTTCTCCATCAGTTAATTTTATGTTAATGCCATTACATGCAGATTTATTAAGAATACAAACTATAGAATTTAATGACAGAATAAGAAAATCACATTATACATTTGATATACATGGAGATGATATACGATTATATCCAGTTCCTACTGTATCCGGATCAAATATGGAACCATTTTTTAAAAATGTCTGGTTTGAATTTATGCTCGAAGAAGATAAAGCAAATGACGCAGTTTTATTTGGTAACACTGCATTAACAAAGGGAGCTATATCTGATGCATCAAATATACCATATACATATCAACAATATAATACAATTAATGATATGGGTCGTGCGTGGATAATTAGATATGGTTCTGCATTAGCAAAAGAGATGTTAGGCCGAGTAAGAAGTAAATATTCATCTGTACCTATCCCTAATGGAGAAGTAACATTAGATGGGAGTGATTTAGTTTCTCAAGGCCAAACTGAAAAAGAATCGCTTATAACACAACTTCGTGAATTCTTAGAAAAAATGACTAAAGAACAAATGTTAACAAGACAAAATACAGAAGCAACACAAATAAATGAAATGATGGCTAAAATACCACTTCGTTTATATGTTGGATAAGGAAAATTATGGCACTTTTTGGAGGAAAACGAGATGCGAGATTTATAGCAGCTATTAACTCCGAACTGATTAATTCCATAATTGATATAGAAATTGAATTCTTTAAACTTATTGTAGAACAAAGTAATTCAAATATATATGGCGAGTCTGAAAATAAAACATATTATAATTCTATATTAATTCCATGTGTCGTTACAAAAGATGATAAAACTGCAAATATGGATGATTACGGTCATACATATACTCGATCAGCTACATTTGCAATTGCAAGAGATTTATTGGAAAAAGCTGGATTTTATCCCGAAATAGGAGATATCGTTGCATGGGATAATGAATATTATGAATTAGATAATATAGACGCAAATCAATATTTTACTGGTAAAAATCCAGATACATGGCCAAATGGATCAGAACATGGATATAGTGTATCTGTTGTATGTAATGCACATGTTACAAGACAAACACCACAAGGTATAATAGACATTAGAACAGGCGGAAATACAAATTCTCCTGCATATAAAGGATTCTAATGGCTAGATTAAATCGAAATAATATAGATCGCAAAACTAATAAACCTAATCCTAAAAAAACAGAAGGATTATTAAATGATCAGTTATTAAATCGAGCTGATCAAGTACGGCGTGATGATGATGTAATTCGATCACCAAAACGATCGTTATATGATATTGATTATGCAATGAAATGGTATATCGAAAACGAAATTCAGCCGCAAGTAACCGCAAATAAAAATTTAATTCCAGTTCCTGTAATATATTCAAGTGGAGAAAAATGGGATAATGTAAGAAGATTAGGATATATACGAGATGAAAAAGGAATGTTACAATCTCCACTTATTATGTTAAAAAGAAATTCAGCAACAGAACGAGATAATCATCTAGATGTAAATCGACCACATGTAGATAATCGATTAATTTATCGATCTAAATATAATGAACGTAATAGATATGAAGATGAATTATTTCCTATACCTATTAATAAAAAAGCTAATTCAAAAAAAATATATGTAGTTGATATTCCAAAATATGTTGATATTGAATATGATATGATGTTATGGTGTGATTTTACAACTCAATTAAATGATTTAGTAGATCAAATTTTACCATATAGTAGATTTGCTTGGGGAAATGAAGGAAATAAATTTACGACAATGTTAGGAGCAATAAGTTTTGAAACAGTAAATACTGCAGGTGAAGATAGATTAGTTAGAGCTACTATTCCATTAACCGTACAAGGAACATTATTATCAGCACAAGAAACTAGAATTGAAACAGTTAAAAAAATGTATTCAGTAAAAAAAGTATCATATGATACAACATTAAATAATGAAACTATAACACCATCCACATCTGGTAGTGTTAATAGCCAAAATGTTTTAGAATAAATTTTGATATTTAATATTTTTTATATATAATATTTTTATGAAACAGAAATTAGATAAATCTCATATAGATTCTATTCAAGACTTGAGACAGAATTTTGCAGATAACGCAAATTCTATAGGAAATATAACTATAGAGCGAGAATTTTTAAAAATACAATTAGAAGATTTAGAACATGAATCTAAAAAGTATTTACAAGAATTTAAAGATTTAAAACAAAAAGAAGAGTCACTATTTGCTGAATTAAAAGAACGATACGGCGATGGACAAATTAACATTGGAGAAGGAACATTTGATCCTTCGTGATTTTACGTATGTTATAACATATTTATAAATAAAGAAATATATATAGGAGTATCATAATGGCAGAAAGAATCGTTTCGCCCGGAGTATTTACCAACGAAGTAGATCAATCATTTCTAGCACCAGGAGTTGCACAAATAGGTGCAGCAGTAGTAGGTCCTACAGTAAAAGGACCAGCATTAATACCTACACAAATAAGATCATTTGGAGAATATGAATCAATATTTGGACCACATTCCAAAGATTCGTATGTTCCTATGCTAGTTAATGAATATTTAAGAAATGGCGGAAATGTAATCAATGTAACACGTTTATTATATGAAGATGGATATACGTTAACCAATGGCGCATTGGCAGTAGTTGCATATAGTGGTTCAGTATCTGCATCACTTATTGAACCGGCTATGAGTCAATCAAATTTTGGTTATCCTATAGTTACTCATGTATTACATCCTACACAACCAGTAACTACAGATGGTTTTGCCAAAAGTTTATTATTTTTAGATTCAACTTCTGGAAGTTTTTCATTACATTATTCAGGATCTTTAGTTGCCGGTTCGGATTCAGCAATTAATTTTGACGGATCATTTTTAGTAGCAGAAGATGTTGGTATATCGGCATCAATTGATGATGATAGTAACAAATATATTACAAAAGTATTTGGTAGATCTCCGAAATCAGTAGACTATCCTCTATATGTTCAATATGAAGATAAAGAAGCTTTTGGAAATAGAATTGTAAGCACTACTGATACTATAGTTTCATTATTACCAATTCCAACATATGCAGTTGCAACAGATTTTAGTGTTGCGGCAACTCCATATATAACATCACAAAAAATTGGATCTACTACTAAAAACTTGATTAAATTTCATACTTTATCTCATGGTACATCTGTAAATCATGAAGTTAAGATTGGAATTGAAAATGTTAAAATAGCAGCAGAAGTTGCAGATCTAAATGGTTATGGAACATTTGATGTTGTTGTTAGAAGAGTAAATAATACAAATATTCCTAATTCGCCTTATGGTCAAATTGACGACACAGATTCTGTACCAGTAACATTGGAGGCATTTCGTAATGTTAATTTAGATCCAAATTCGGTTAGATATATTTCTAGAGTAATTGGAGATAGATATCAAACAATTACTGATGCAGGAGATCTTCTCGTAAATGGAGATTATTCAAATTTATCTAAATTTATAAGAGTTTCTGTTGATGCTGGAGTTTCAGAAGGAACTAATGATAAATCATTAATACCATTTGGATTTAGAGCTCCAAAATCTCCAATACCAAATATATTATTTGAAACTAGTGCTAGTATTAATATTAATGTTAATTTTGCATCTGCTTCATATGTAACATCACAAACACCATCAGGTGGAAGTCATAACGCTGTAAATTATCATGGATTTGATTTTACTAATTATAATAATTTAAATTATTTAGCTCCTATTCCATCAACTGGAAACACAACAGCAAGTAATGCTGATTTTTATTTAGGAGACGTTACACAAGACGNATGCNGCTANTTTTCCAACATTGGCNANTNCNTATANTGGATCATTACAAGATTCTTTAACAGGTGGAACATTTACAACTAAAGTTGCAACCACAACGAGAAAATTCATAGTTCCATTACAAGGAGGGTTTGATGGCGCAAAACCAAACCTAAAAAAATATTCAGGAACAAATATAACTGCAGCAAATACCTTTGGCTATGATTGTAGTTCTGCTACATCAACAGGTACCAAAGCATATAACAAAGCATTTACATTATTAGANAATACAGANTTTTATGATATTAACATGTTAATAACACCAGGTATTATTGATAGTTTACATTCATCAGTAACTACAAAAGCAAGAAATTTAGTAGAAGCTAGACAAGATACATTTTATGTAATGGATACAAATGCATTAACAGATAGTATATCTACCGTTGAATCGCAAGTAACTACATTGGATAATAATTATACAGCAGCATATTGGCCATGGTTAAAAGTAAGAAATCCAGATGGAAATATTCCACAATGGGTACCACCATCTGTAATAGTACCAGGAGCATTAGCGTTTAATGATGCGGTAGCAGCACCTTGGTATGCACCAGCTGGTTTAAATCGAGGAGCCTTAACAAGTGTGGAAAATACATATATAACTCTTAAACAAAAACAAAGAGATACCTTATATGAAGCACGTGTTAATCCTATTGCTAACTTCCCTAATGATGGAATTTGCATTTGGGGTCAAAAGACACTACAAGCAAGACCAAGTGCTTTAGATCGTGTTAATGTGCGTCGTTTATTAATTACGGTTAAGAAATTTATTGCATCGTCGACTAAATTCTTAGTATTTGAACAAAACACGGCAGCTACTAGAAATGCATTTTTATCAATTGTTAATCCATATCTAGAACAAGTAAAAAGAGATCAAGGATTGTCTGCATTTCGAGTAGTAATGGATTCTACTAATAATACCCCAGAAACAATAGATCAAAATATTTTATATGGACAATTATTTTTACAACCAACAAGGACAGCAGAATTTATAATATTAGACTTTAATATACAAGCTACTGGCGCAAGTTTTCCAGAATAGTGAATAAATTTTTATAATGTTTATATTTATTAAAAAAAGGACATATAATGGCATTAGAAGATCAGGTTAATGGCAATTTGACAGATTTCGGGACTGAAGTTGAATTTTGGGAAAAAGCGTATGCTTGGGAACCAAAAAAACAGAATCAGTTTATTATGTCAATATCAGGAATTCCAGCATATTTGATAAAAACATCAGATAAACCTAAATTAGCTAACGGAGAAATTGCATTAGATCATATAAACGTTAAACGTTATGTTAAAGGTAAATCAGAATGGGACGCAATCACCGTAACATTATATGATGCAATTGCACCCCAAGGAGCAGCAGATGTAATGAATTGGGTGCGAGACCATCATGAATCAGTAACTGGACGAGATGGGTATTCTACATTTTATAAGAAAAATATTAAATTGCAACAATTATCTCCATTAGGTGAAATTATTGAAGAATGGGAATTAAAGGGGACATTTATAACAAATGCAGATTTTGGATCTTTAGATTGGGGCACACCTGAAGCTGTTGAAATTTCATTAACATTAAGATTTGACTACGCAGTTAAGCAATTTTAAAATCAAATAAAAATATATTAGTATAATGGGAGATTTATTCTCCCATTTTTTATATCCTTTATATTTATAATAAAGTTATACGGAGTACAAAATGAGTAGAATGACCGATCGACTTGGTTCAAAAGACATAGTAACTAAAGCTCGAAAACAATATGAAAATGATCAATTTTCAAAATTACCGACAATAGCAATATCATTACCTAGTGAAGGAAAAACATATCCAAAATCACATCCTTTAAAGGAAGGATTTGTAGAAATGAGATACCCAACTGCATATCATGAAGATATTTTAACTAATACGTCATATATTAAACAAGGTATTGTGTTAGATAGATTATTAGAATCATTATGTGCATCAGATATAAATATAAATGAATTATTAGTTGCTGATAAAGAAAAAATGATATTATCAGCAAGGATATTAGCATATGGACATGAATATCCAGTAACAGTAATCGATCCTAAAACTAAAAAACCAATACAACGAATTATAGATCTGAATAATATTTCTATAACTAATATAAAGTTAGATTCAGATGATAATGGCGAATTTAACTACAAATCAGAAGAATTCTCTTTAAAATTTATATTTCCAACCGCCGGCGTATTATCTAATATTCGAGAAGAATCTACAATTTCAGATTTACTTAAAAATTTAATTCGTGAAATAGATGGTAACCGAGAGCAATCAGTTATAGATGATTTTATTAAATATAAATTATTAGCTAAAGACGCAAAAAAATTCAGAAAATATATAGAAGAAAATGTTCCGGTAATGGATAGATCAACAGAATTTAAGGGTGAAGATGGGAGCACCTTTACTGCCGGGTTTCAAATTGGGCCGGACTTTTTTTGGACTTAAACCTAATGATCGAATAAAATTACATGATAATATATTTGAATTATTGTGGCACGGAGAAGGTAGATGGGATTGGGATACCATTTATACAATGCCAATATTTCTTCGCGTTTATCTAGTTAAAAAAATAAATTCAAAATTAAATCCTCCTATAACAACAGCAAAATCCGAAAAAATTTCTAAAAGCCAAGTGAAACGGCCACCTAAACCTATTCCAAAATATAAACGGTAAATATTTATATATGTAATGGATAATTCTGAACTCATATTAAAATTAAGAAATTTACCCAGATCTGGAAGAGCATCTGTATTTGACGACCTGGAGGCAATGAAAACTGCTCTGGGATCTTTGACGTCTGTACAAAATAATACTGTTCTAGGTACCCAGCTGATAATCGAACAAAATCATAAATTATTAAAATCATACGAAGCGATTGCAGCACCAATGATGCAGCTAGAAATGCGTAGTGCTGCATTGCAAAAACAATACGGATTGAACATAGAACAAGCTGGTGCCATGGGCTATGAATTAGACAAAATGGCTGAAAGCTTCGGTACTGGCGGCCGTCATATGCGTAAGTATGCATTAAATCTTAAAGGTATTATTGGAAATTTCACAACTGCAAAAACCATAATTACTGAAACTGGTAGAAGCATGTTATATACTCAAAGAATGCTTACTGATAAATTAGGTGTAACAGACAAAGCAGCACAGGAATATGAATTTTATTCATCTACTATTGCAGATAAAAGCTCAGATCAACTAGTTATGACTTCTAAAATTGCAAAAGAAATTGAAGGAATAACAGGACAACAAGGATTATTCAAAGAAATTGTATCAGATATTGGTAGCTTAACAGCTGATTTACAAATTCAATACGGCCGTATTCCAGGCCAATTAGAATTAGGTTTAGTTAAAGCTAAAGCATTAGGCCTAACAATGCAAAATCTTTCTAATGCAGGCAAAAATTTATTAAACATAGAATCTTCAATAGGCCAAGAATTAGAATATCAATTATTAAGTGGTAAACGATTAGTTGAT